GCCATATCTGCCAAAGATACCGCTGGACTTTCCAAAATGATTTTAGCAATTGATGTGGTCAAACTGTACCGAGATTTGCGGATGCCTGTCGTGATGCGTGTGGTTTTTGGTCCTTTGTTTTTGCCTTTGCCACTACGTGCGCCATTACCTTGCCAATTCAAACGTCCTTCATTGACCGAATACCCGATTGTGCCAGTTCGTGAGCTTTCGCGTTTGATGAAATAGCCCATTCCAGACAATGGTGGGTCATTTGGAATTAGACGCTGAATTTCTTTGTCAATCGGTTCGGCAATTTCGCGAACTCGTTCCCTGAATTTTTTTGATAGTCCTTTTTCTAACGTGTCCAGTTTCCGTATCATTTCTTTGATGTCTTTAGAAGACAATTCATAAACTGGTTTTATCATCGGACACCTCGTATCAATTCTAACTAACAAAAAACCGCCCCATTTCTGAAGCGGTTTTTTATTTATTTAGTTCTTGTGCTCGCCAAATCAAATAGCGACCCATCGTCCAGAGCATCCGCTCATCTAGTTCTAGTAATTCTTTTGGGCTTATTTTGTATTCATAAGCCAAAGATACCAAATACCAATGGGCGGATGAATCCCCTAGACCTTGGATGCTTTTGGGTCAGCAGCGCCAATTGAAACGACTGATTCAGTCCAAGCGTCAAAATCAATTGTCACTTGTTTTTCTCTTGTAAGTGCTGACCAAGCAAGCCAGAGCAGGTGAGTTACTTTCATCTCCTGCCCTAGCTTGGCAATGCTGATGTTGAATTCAGATTCAAATTTGACCATATCGGACATAATTACCCGAACGTCTTTTTTAGTTCCGTCTTCGAATTCAACTTCCAATTGCATTCTCATCTTGGTTCCTTTCGTTGCTATTTAGTTATTTATGCAGATGTTCCGCGGTTAACTGCACCAGTGATGGTCCAAGTTAGGTTCTGCACGGCTAGGTCGCCGACAGCACCCGAAACAGGGGACACATTGTCAACCAAAACGGTGAACTCATACTTTGGAGTGCTTGTTCCAGTTGGTGTTCCTGCTGGGTTGATGGTAACAGTTGCGATTGTGTTGAATAGACCCCACAGAATGGAATCAAGAGCAGTTGATGCGTAATCGTTGTGCATAGACAAAGTTACGCTTCCGCTCTTTAGTCCACCTTTGTAAGTTCTCCAACCCGAATCACCGAAGCTGGTGGTTTCGATAGCGTCTGCTGTGGTGGTCAGCTCTACGCTATTTACCGACTGAGAAATAGCCGTGCCGTTTAGGGCAACAACTACGTCTGTCAGAATTTGCTTTGCCATTATTTCTCCTTGTTGTTAGCTAGCTAAAACACGAACATTGAATTCAGCGGCTGCGTAATTTATGTCTGAAATCAGCACCGAACCATAGTTCGTCATTTCGGTCACTATGCAGTCAAAGGCATTTCCGCTTAGCGTCCTATCAGATTCTACCGCAAGACTAATTGAGTTGTTTCCCGTGCTTGCACAATACGAATCCAAATTTGATTGGGCAGTTCGGTCATCTACTTTGCCCACAATAACCTGAATTGTGAAGTTGTATTCGGTCATTCCACGCTTGAAATCTTGATGGTATTGCACGCGATTCAATTGCACAATGGCAATTGGCGGATTTGGATTGTCTGGAATGTAAGCGGATGTTCTCAATCCGTAAATTGTGGAAAGGTTTTTTACGATGCCATCTCGCAATGCGGTGATGGATGCCATTATGCCAGCCTAAATTTCCGATACGGCTCGATTAGGTGTTGCACGTCTGGGTCAAGACGATAACCAACACGAATGCTTCCCATTTCGCCCGAAATGATTCCCAATGGAGAATCCAAACGCTTGAAAATTCTGCCAGCCAAAATGATGGTTGCTTGTGTTATGGCAATAGGCACACTAGACCATCCCCAAACGCCCGTAAGACGAACGGTGGCTTCCCCGTCACGAACAGGGAACAAATAGTCCTCAATTGCCCTTATCTGCGTGTAAGACGTCACCAGACCGCCAGCACGCCCATTTAGTGGCTCGGCTTGCCAATCTGTTGCCGCCCAAGTTGTGTCCCACGATTCGCCATCCTCGGACGTTTCAACAAGGCTTAGCGAAATAAAATCTTCGGTTGCACAAACAACCTCATCCAATGGTGAAAAAATCTTGACGCTGGTTCCGCCATTGTAAAAATAACGCTCAACGTAAGAATCAATTTGACGAGATGCAGATTCAACCGCCATCTCCAATAATGAGTCATCTACAGTATCGGCTTGTGAAATACCGATTGCTGCTTTTATTTGTGAAAGTGTGGCATAGCCGTTATTTATCGCCATTGTTCCTCAATTTTGTTCCACGACTATTCTAGTCCTCGGATTCTGGCTTTGAGTTTGGTCGTGCTGATTCCCGATGTGTATGGAATGTAAATCAAAGAAATGCCATTGATGTCCAGCCAATCTTGGTCAAATCCCATTTGTTTGTAATAATCACGCCGTGCCCAATCAGAACCAATGGCGATGATGTCGGGGATTACTTTGCCAATGGCGATGGTGCTATTTTCGCCACCTTCATTTGAGACAACTTTCCAAACATACTTGCAAGATTCCAAAACGGCTTTGCGTTCTGAAAAATCCATAATTGGCGGTTTGCCTTTGTATTTGGTTATAAATTCATCCGTGTTTAGCGACACAATGACGGAACCCAATTCGCTACATTTACGTAAAAAATTCACGTGACCCGAATGAAACAAATCAAACGTTCCGCCCGTATAAACAACTAATCCCATCGGTGTTCTCTCCTACGTAACAATGACCATCCGTGGTCTGAATAATCATTGTTGGCAATTTTTTGCCTGTATAAGGCACCATTGCTTTGAAATGTGTATTCGTTGCGGACTTCATTGTTGTCGTATTTAGTTGCCGAATTGATGTGATGCACTTTGGCTGGCAAATTTACTTTTTGAATTCCAGCATTGTCTGCACGGCGTTCAAAATCGTTATCGCAAAAATACAATGGATAAAATGCTTCGTCAAACAATCCAACGCGTTTGACAACTTCTTCACCCAATACAAATGCCGACCAAACGGGCGAACAATCGGTAAATGAAATGGCATTTGGTTTTGCCAATTCATCAATCGTTTTCAAAGCACCTGGTTCAAATCGGCAATCATCATTGACCAATAGCCAACGCGGTGCGTATGGCGTGGATTTGATAACCAAATTCCAAGCGGCTTGCAAGCCCAATCCAAACGGCACTTCGATGTGCCACGTATTGACCACAAACGAAGATTCTTTTGGTTTCCAATTTTTCTTGCCTGAATTATTGATAACAACCAAATGTTCTACGGGATGGTCAATCGAATCAATCAAAACATCGGCTAAATCAAAACGACTTAGCGTGGGGAATCCAAGAACTTCAATCATTGCAATTCACGCAAAAACGGCATCCAATAATGATTCCAAACTTTTTGTGAATCAAATTGCTGAGCAAATTTTCGTGACGTTTCTGAATAGCGTCCATTTGCTTTGGTAACGTCATAAGCGTTTTCCAATTGTTTGACAATGGAAGCAATTGATGGGGTTTTCCACCACGCCAATTGTGCTTCATCCCAAAACAATTGTCCCGTGACTTTGAATCCATCTTCGGCAACCAAATCGGCTGGTCCCGTCCAATCGGTAGCAATCACGCGTGTGCCACAAGCTTGTGCTTCCACAATTGGGATTTCAAAGCCGCCGCCCAATGACAATTGAAGTGCCACATCCGCTGCCGAATAAATGCCAGCCAAATCTTTTGGTTCGATGCCCACACGATAATCAATCGGGTCTGGAAAAATAACCGAATTCATATCCAATCCACACGCTTCGGCTAAACGTGGCAGGTGATAACCGCCATAAATGCCCTTTGGTTCGGTGTGAATGTATAAATAAGCGTTTGGAACTTTTTGTTTGAACACGGCAAACGCCATCAATGCTTCGGCAAAAGCTTTGCGGTGAATTGATTTGTTTGCTTTGTTGGCTGAATTCATCACGACCAAAAAATCATCATCGCTAACGCCAAGAAATTCGCGTGCATTTTGTTTGCCAATTTTGTCCGTTGGTTTGAATGTCGAAACGGTGTCAATCGAATGCGGTATGTAATGACCTTCGATTCCGTTTTCTTCCAATTGACGCATCCCAAAGGGTGCCATTGCGATTGGTGTCACGTTGTCTTTGATTAACCATCGTTTGACCGCTGGTGGCATCGAAATGTGGTCCAATGGAACCCAAGACAAAATGCGTGGAAATTCTTCTGTGGGCCAGATTTCTGGTTTCAAAGTCCAAACATCGCCCAATGTCAAAATGTAATCTTTGGCATCGTGCTTCGTTGCTTCAATTTTGTGTGCCATTGCAAGCGAATCTTGCGACATTGGGTCGTAACCACGTGCGTAATGCGGTATTTCACCGAACGCTGTTTTGTATGTTGAATTAGAACCTTCTAGTCCCCAATTGGATGCGTGTGCAGCATTTACGCCGTGTTTGACAAAAAAATCCAAAAGGATACCAATTTGCATTCCGTATCCAGTTGGTTGGTATGGCGAATTAGACCAAGTCGTAATGGTCAAATCTAATTTTTCTGGTGTCATCATTTCCTTTCTATCTACACAATAGCAAAAACCCCCGTCAAATTGACGAGGGTTTTGCCGTATTTCAGAAAGAACTAAGCAGCGCTTCCCTTGAATACTTTGAAGTGGTCCTGGTGCGAAAGGTTTCCGTCCACGCGAATCATAAATCTGAAAACGCTTAGGTCGTTTCCAAATTTGTAGTCATCGCTTCTGTCCACACGAAGACCGCCAGCAAGACGGACTTTGTAGGACGGTAGGTAACCAAAACCTAGGCTTGCAGCAGCAGAACCTACGGCAGCAACAGCTGGATTCTCAAATACTGGGAATCCAAGAAGGCTGTCTGGCTGACCAGCCTGAAGTGAAGGCTGGAATAGGTACTGACCATCGTTGTCCTTTAGCTTTCTCGCGTTGCGGATAGCGGTTGGGGACATCATAAAACCAGTTCCGTTCAAACGGCGAACAGCGCCATCTACGGAATATACGAGGTCAATTAGCTGGTCGGCAGTAAATAGACCGCCAGCGATTGTTCCAGAAACTCCAGTTCCAGCAGCGGTGAATAGACCAGTTGGTTGTGAGCTTCCAGTTCCAGTTGTTAGAGCAGCATTTACGGCGTAACCGATTGCGTTACCAGCCTGACGTGCAAGAACTTCTGCAATGTCAATGCCAGCATCTTCGATTAGCTCTCGTGCTACGGGAACGAGGAATGCGTACTTGTAAGCACCCAAGGTGATTGAGCTAAAGGTTGGCTCTGACTCATCAATTGCAGCACCAGCAGCTTCGATGCCAGCGGTTGAATAAGCGGTTAGAGTTGGAATCTTTAGGTCTTCTCCCGACTGAGTGTCAAAACGCTCAGCAACATCTAGCATTGGTCCAACCTCGCGTGCTAGGTCATAAACTCTAGCAACGAAAGACTGTGGCTCAAGTGAAGATGCGCTTGATGGGGTTAGTGTTCCACGAGTCTCGAAAGCGTGAGAACGAATCTCACCCTTTGCAAGAGCGCGAACATAGTCGTAATCCGACTTGGTTACTTCGGATACAGCAAAGTTAGAAGCAACAGAAGCAGCTTTTGCCTCACGTTCCTCAGCCTTGCGGATAGTTTCGATAGCGGCAGCACGCTCATCTAGCTCTGAGTTGATGCGGTCAAATGTGACTTGTTCCTCAGAAGTTAGGTCGCGCTTCTCAGCAGCAGCGGTGTCAAGAAGTGCCTTTGCTTCTTCCCACGCCTTTGCACGAGCCTCTGCCTGTGCCTTGATAAAGGACTGTGACATTGGTTTTTCTCCTAGTTGTGTTTGAACTTCAACCGCGCTAACGCTGAATTGAAAACAGGCGGTGCTTACACTCAGCCATTCTTTTATCTTAGCAAAACAAAATGCCCCCGCCGTTTTGGCGAGGGCATCGTGTTGATTTTTTTAGTTGTAGTGCTTTTTTCCATAAACGATAAATTGCTCAAAATGAATTCCGTCAATCGGGCTGACGTATTTGCCCACGAATTCAGTTCCGTATCCACGTGACATCAATTCAGCTTGTGCTGTGCCTTCTGAATAGGTGTACTTGGTGACAAGCACATCTGTTTGCCATCCGTTTGCAGGTGTGCCTGCGATTGTTGCGAGTTTGATTCCCACCTCGCCGTTGAATTTGATGAAACCAGCATTTGTCAAAACGCGTGAAATGCCGTTTGTTGAAACTGCGGTAGTTGTGTAACCCATTTTTGTCCCTTTCAATTGATTGATTATTGAATTGTGGAATCAAACTATCGAAGGGCTACGCGAACCTCAAGCCAGCCAAGGTAACGAATTTGTAACAATAAAAGTCGCGCCAAATAACGGAAAGCCGACAAGCAACACGCGACACGCGACACAAATCAATTGACACGCAAAAGGAAAACCCCACAGGTAGAAAGGATAAGACCCTGTGGGGCGGAACTCGCTGTTGCCGTTGCGTAGAGGGGCTAACGCAATTCAGTTGGCTTGGTTACGCGAGTCTCCTTGATGGCAGCATTCGCCGATTGGCTGCCGTTTTTTTCGCCATCTTCATTGTTGGCGAAGTTTGGATTGTCCAATTTCCAAATTGCATCTGCCCATTTGTCGGCTAAAGAATAAATTTCTCCAACGGATGGTTCTCCTGCAATTTTGAGAATTGTGTCTTTGATTTGCTGTTTAGTAGCCATTTAGTTCCTCTTTAGAAGCAAATCTAATTGCTTACGCTTTAGGTCAAGCAAGTTTGCTTCTTCTTCTGTTTTTATTTCTTCTTGCTTTGGTGCAAGAGAATTTACTACGGTTTTGATTAGGTCGGCTTCTTGGTCTGACAAATCAGAACCTTCTTCCAATTTCATAACCGCATCTGCTAATTCATCGGCATTTACCTGAGCGCGAGCTGCAACTTTGTCCAACGAGCGAACCATCGCTTCCGTTTCTTGATATGCCGGAAAGCTCACGATTGAGACTTCGAACAAACGTACCGACTTCAACGTGCGTTCGGTCATTTCATTGTTCCAAGAATCTTTTTGAACTGAAAAGCCAAAAGACATTTTGTTCAAATCGCCACGGCGTAGCAATTCAGCCATATCCCTGCCATCGGTGGTGTTTGGCAAATCTGCTTCCACGCGAAGCCCGATTTGGTCTTCGTATAAACGCAATGTCTTAGCACGTGACGATGCCAATACCCTGCCCGTGTCGTGATTGACCAACAATTTGACATCATTACGAGAACGCAACGAACGACCAAAGGCACCAGGTTGAATTGTTTCGACAAACCCACCCAAATCCTCAGAACGAGAATTGAATTTG